CCATCCATCCGGTGCGCCATGTAGGGCGACAGCCTAGACACTTCGGCGGCAGTTTCGCGCGGCGCATTGATGTAGCGCGCCGTGGCAGACGCAAGGCTTGACGGCCTGACCTTCAGCCCGGCCAGAAGCACTCCAGTGATCTGCTGCGCCGCGTTGCTGACGTTGGCGAACATATATGCCATGCTGGTACGGTTTCGAATCGTGTTGACCATTCCCGTCATGAATCCGGCGCCGGCTATTGGCGTCGTTACCTGTTGCCGTGCCGTGCGGTTCAGCCACGGGCGCAACATGCCAGTGATCGCCCCATGATCGCGTCGGTTAATCGCGTCGGCAACAGGTTCGAATCCGATCAGCCGGGCGGCGTCGCGTATCGGAACCTCAAGATGCGAGAAGAGCAGCACCCTGTCGATATGCTGCGGCAAGGATCGCATGTCGAGCAACAAAGGTCTGTTGTATTCGACGCGCGATTTCGTGAACCCCTTGCTGGTGCTCGGGAACACGTAGGACATGCCATCATTCCCTTCTTCGACCAGCTTTTTCAACTCCATGTCCTTGACGATTCGGCTGTCCACCATCGCAGGAACGTAGCCTCCACGGTAGGCGCCAAACGGAGTAACGAACGGAGTAGCTGTAACCTCTTCGAAGTACTTGCCTGTAGCGTCTCGGTGCGCCTGCTGCGCCGCAGGCTTCATCGCCTCCATCTGGTCCCAAACCTTCTGGGCAAAGTCGTAGTGCGCCTTTGTGAGCTTGCCTGAGTCGATCATGCGAGCGACGAACGCATCCCACCGGCCGGTGTCGATGGCCCCGCCGGGCAATACGGATGCCCATCCTCTGCCGACCAACAGCTTGCGCTTATTGCTTTCGTTTCCGGTGTGCAGGATCGCATGCAGGATCTCGTTCATGGCCACCCCGCCGGATTCTTTGCCGAAGGTGTAGCCAAGCTCTGGCGCAGCGACCAGACAACGAGTCATGGACGGAGCGATCGCCAAGAACGCATCCCGGAAAGCGCGCAGCCTTTCGGCCTTCGCTGCTCGGTAGGCGTCAGCGGCATCCTTGATCGGTGTCCAAAGGTATCGCCGGAACGGCCCGAACCTCTCCCCGCCGTCCTGCTGATCGACCCACGATTCGACGCGCCGCAGAATGGCCTTGATGGATGAGAAATTCATCGCGCGCATTTCGTCGTCAGTGATTGCGCTTGATTCTCCTGGGGCATGCTGCGTAATCCCAAGCTCTTGCATGCGCCTGAACAGCGCATCCGCAACGGTCTTTCGGTCCATCAGCACGCCGTCGATCTCCATCGTCCGGCTGCGCTCAGCCAAGTGCCATAGAGCATCAACATCTTCCTTCAGTGCCCGCAACTCATCGAGCGTCAGATCCTTGATCGGCTTGCCGTTGGCTTCCGCTTCTTCAACTGCTTTGCGGATCACGTCGGCCATCCATGTGGGATCATTCTTCTGAACGACCTCCACATACGCGACGGCGGACTTTGCCTTGCCGCCGTAGCCATACGCTGCCAGCACCGCCCGCGCGGCATTCACCAAATCCATGTCGCGAGACTTCCCTACCGTCGCATCCTTGCCGCCGATTACCCGGCGGAAGAACTCATCGATCTTCCTCGCTTCCTCGATGGCTTCATGCGCCGCACGGGTGGCATAGATGTTCAGCAGTTGAGTCCTCTTCTCCGATGCCGCCGTTTCGATGTCGCCGGACTTCTCAGCCTTTGCTGCCGCACGACCAGCACGCGCCGCAGATCCGGAGTATTGCGCAGGCTTGATGTCGCGGATTTTCAGGCGGCTGATCATCGCATTCGAAAACTCCCGAGCGGCCGCCGGCAGAACGGCGAACGTCCGCCTCCTGCCGTTCCGATCATTCCCGGCATCCCCGCGCACATTGAGCGCCTTTTCGAGCGTCGCAAGCTCGGTCGCAATGGCCCTGGCCCTGACTTCATTGTGGATCGCCATATCGGCGGCTTGCGCGATTGCTTCCGGCGAAGACAGTTCGCCGAATTGCTCAAGCATTCGCTGATCGGTCAGCGCATCTATCATTTCGAGCGGAGGAACTGCTGCGACGAGCGCCTGAACAAGCGCATCACCACTCCCGAACTCGGGGAACAGTTCGGCGACGACATCCGGGTGCAAGCCGCCGGCAGCGGTCATCCTGCGGGCCTTCAAGACCTCTATCTGGTCGCTCGATAGCGACGTGTCACGCAATCCGTCGAGGTTCAGACGGCCAGCACGCAGCCCGCCATGGTTGGCCATGTCTTCGCCAGCTTTCGGCGGCTGGTCCATCATCGACGACGCGTCGACGGCGTTGGAATACTGCGGGCTCCCTCTAAGCTCATCGGCGAACAACTGTTCCAGCTCGCGCACGTCGACCCTGCCGTTTTCGTCTTGCGTCAGGTATCCGTGCTGTGCAAGTGCCTCTGCCATGCCGTCGATAGATAGTCCGCCTTCGACGCGCCACACCGGCATACCGAACACGCCGCTGGTTGGCTTGTCGGCCGGATCGGTCCCCCACGTGCTGACGGCTTCAGCCTTGTTGATACCGCCGAGCTTGGCAATTGCCTTGAACAGCGAATCGGTTTCAGGATTCAGTTCGCGAGGATCGCTCTTTGGCTTCGCCGCCACGTCGACCACATCATCCGCACCGATCTTGGCCGTCAGGAACTGCCACGCGCGATATACAGGCTGGCTCATCACATCACGGCGGGCAGTCATCTTGACCTCTGCACGCTTGGCCTTCGACTCCTGTTGCAACTTCTTCAGCACGCGGACGCGAGCATTCTTTATCCATTGCATGTCGCGCATGCCTCGCGCCTGAAGTTCCTCGATTGCGACGTTCGTCGCATCCGTACCAAGCGCGTGATAGGCGGCGAAGTCTTCTTGGCTCATGCCCGCTTGTTCTGCCGTCGAAAACAGATTGATCATGCTTCGGGCCTGTTCCGCCTGCTTGATGTCTTCGGTTGTTGCCAGCATCCGGTCGAAAACGCCGCGCACTTCTGGTGTCAGGGAAACGTTCAGCGACTTGAGCGACGTGTAGACCTTCAGCAGCCAAGCGCGGAACCTCTGAAACACGCCATGCAGCTCGATCGATGGCGCTTTGCCCTCGGCCAAGTACAACTCGAACCCGCGCGCGAACTTCTCGTGATATGACCGACGCTCCTCGAATTCGAGATTCGCCCACGTTGGCATGTCAGCGACGCCGAACCAGTCGAGGATGGCATGCATGTCTTGCTGCACGGCGGCTGGCGCCATCGGCTGAGATGCGAGATCGGCCATGACCTCCAGGAAGAAATGCCCGGACTCGTGCAGGAATGTCGATAGGTTCGCGTCTTTGAGAAGCGCTATGGTGTTCGTCGAAGGGTTGAATGTTCCCCGGGGAGCCTGGTCGGATTGGCGCAGAATGTTCGCCTCTCGAATCGCGTCCAGTTTCTCCCCGTTGCGCTCCAACAGCGCAATGCGGTCGAGCGTCGGCTGGTCCCATATCACATAGTTGTAGGTTCCTTTGCCGTCGGCACGGCTGTTGCCATCGAGGTAGCGCAGGCCGGGGATGCCGAGAGCACGCAAGGCAGCGCTTGCAGCCTTCTGGTCGTTGTTCGTTATTTCACGGTAGAGCCATTCGCCGTTTCGCGACTTGCCGCCCATCGCGCGCTCCCATGCCCCGCTGGGGGCGCCGCGCCAGCCGATGGAGGACTTGCCCATTTGCGGGTCTGTTTCCAGGGCGGCAAGAACTTCAGGCTGCTCGCTCAGCGGACGGTCCCAGTCCAGTAAGTGCGGCAGCACATCGTCCGGGATGTCGAGTTTGTACAGCGTCCCTCCGTCGTAAACATCTACGTTGCCAAGCTCTTCCTTGACGTCTTGCGGGAGCCTTGCGAAGTCTGCCCTTGCTGAATCTCCTTGGTGGCCGTACTGCATTGCTCCGGACCGGCTTTCTATCCACTCCGCAAGCTGCTTCGCCCTTTCAGACACCTTCAAATCTTTCGCACGAACGCCGTTGAACAAGACGACAGGTTTTGCCAGTTTCGCGGCATATTCGTTCGCCACTCCATCCGCTTCCGCCGAGTACCACCCCCACCCGTAAGCCTGCGCTCCCTCGCCAGTTCCCATCTTGTCCAGCCGTGGCCTCCCGTGAGGGAAGCCAGGCTCTGGCTCCCACACGTGCGGCGTTCCATGCCAGGCCGTTTGGTCCAGACTACCATCATCTCCGCCAGCCTTTGCCACCACCCGGATAGCATACCGGTCAAACAAAGCCTTCGGCATTTCGCCAAGTTTGGCTGCCATGACGCTGAAGAAGTGCCGGTGCAGTATCGCATCCGTTCTATTCACCGATTCCGCATGCCGACCTGCGCTCTGCAACTCGGCGAAGACGGCGTCCTCAACTTCCTGCGAACTGGCTGCGAAGGAGTCGTCGCCATCCTTTTCGCCAAGTACGCGATCAATTTCTGCCTTCAGTTCTTCGGCCTTGCCGCTCTGCATGTACTCTTCGGCAGTGGTCGGAGTGAAGCCACCAGGCTCTGTTGCCACGTGCTGAAGGATCGATTGCGCAAGATCTGGCCCGGCCATTGTCGCCATGAGGTCTGCCACCGGGATACGGATGTCGTGACCAGTCTGCGAGGCGGATCCAAGCTGCTCGGCAACTGCCGGGATAGCCTGTGCCATTTGTTCGGCCATGCCGGACTGCGCCAGGGCGTCCGGCGTGATCCAGACAGAGTCGTTGCCGTCATCGAGGATGCTTTGGAAGAACTCGCGTGCCGTTTCAGGATCTCGCTCGCGGACCTTCGACGCCGCAGCAAGTTTGTTCATTTCGGCAAGTAGTTGGCCTGCTTTACCTGCTTCAACGGCTTGCTGCTCTTTCGCCTGCGCGGCCTGGATAGCCATATCAGCCAACTTGATCGTTCCGACCTGCCCGCCCGCTCCGACCATGGTTGCAACAAGAGTCTGGACAAATGCGCCTGGGCGTTCCTTGATGTAGTCAGCGAACGGCTTTTGAGGGTTGAGAACTGCCCACTCGTTCAGATCCTGTAATGCTGTTGCTGCCTGCTCGCCAGGCACTTCCGCCAGCATCTGCCTTCCAAGCATCTTGCCAAACCCAGCCCCGGCTTTGATGTCTTTCAACAACCACGCGACGGGCAGCTTCTCGGTAGCGTATTCAATTGCCGCCTGCGATGCGCCGAACGCCAAAGAAGAACCAACGCCTACTCCCTTGTCCCGCGCTTGCCCGTATGCCTGACCGCCAGTTGTTGCGGCCATCGGCACGAGTGACAGCACAGGATTCCCTGACATGAACGCAGCAGGAAGCGTCAGCATGTTCATCGTGAGAGACTGAAGGCCAGAGTACCACCCGGCTGAAATGTTTCCCTCTGGAACAGTCATGAGCGACTGCTTGATCGCCTGAGATATCTTTCGTTGATCGCCGAAGAACTGCGCTGCGCTGTCGCCGACATCAGGAAGCCCTATGCCGACAAGCGGCTTAGTCAGTTTCGATAGCACTTCGCCACCGGCCTGGCCGACACCCCAGAATCCTTCGTTGAATGCCGGGACGCCGGATGCCAGGGCCTTTCCACTGTTCTTCAGGAACTGCCCGGCAGACTCCCACGCTGACAGATTTTCAACATCGTCATGCGCCATCCTGGCCTTGTCTGGGTTGCGCAGAAAATCTTCGGTGCGCGGCGCGCGCTCAATCATCTTGGCGTAGTAGTCGACCTTGACGATCGATTCGACTTCGGGCAAGTGCGCCTCGACTGCGGCAGCCGGCGATCCAATCTGTCGGGCCAGCCGTGCTGCTCGCCCCGCCGCATCCGGGTTGGCATTCATGGCACTGACGAGGGCTCCGCGAACATCTGACGGATCGCGCAACGGGATCGCGTCGTAGGGGTTCCCGGAAGGCTTCGCTGCAGCCCCTGTCAGTGAAATGTCGTCGTATGGGTTGGCCATCAGTTGATCCCGTAGCGCCGCTTGAACAAGGCAAGTATTTTTTCTTCGGTCGGCTTCTCGCCCCTTCTCAAAAGGCTGTCGGCGATCATCGCGCGCTCATCGCTGGACATCTTCACCACGGCGGACTTTTCCTTCGCCGTCCCTGCAACCTCGTACAGTCGATCTGTCGATAACCACAATCCACCTGTCGGCAACATCATTCGCTTGATGATCTTGTCTCGTTCCTCGAACGTCAGCGCTCGCCCTTTGGTGCGCGTCTCGTCAGCAATGGCGGCCATGACTGCCGAATCGAACATCCCCTTCTGTTCATGGTTGTTCGCTTTGAATCCAAGCTGATTGTGCGCCGTGGCAAGCTGCTGTGCCAGCGTAGCCACTTCGGGCCGCTGCGCCGGATCGTTGACCTTTGCCTGCATGTCGATCAGTTGCTTGATCTGTGGCGGCGCCAATTGCCCACGATGTAGCATGAGGTTTGTGGAACTGAATTCTGCTGGGGCGACGGTGGCCATGCTTACCAGCCGTGAATAGGTGTTCCAGTTGGTTTCTATCGGCACGCCACTTGCCAGCTTCCCGGCGAATGTCAGCACGTCATCCATTCTGTCAGCCGGTATTGCCTCGCGCACGAAAGCAGAAAGCCCAGCGAAGTTTCCTCCGTTGCGCACAAGCGCATCTTGCGCAGCCAGGAAGTTGTCGTCGTTCCGCTGCTTCTTCTCGTCGGTGATCAGCTTGTACTGGTGCTCGGCACTGATTCGCGTCGATCTGATCTGCTCTGCGTCCGCGTCTGGACCAAGCCTTGACACCGAAGCCTGCACGAACTCAAGGGCCGTCGGTTCCTTGGCCCTGCCTGCGCCAGACTCGTATGCCTTGCTGTTCTTGGTGACGTACTCGCGAGTCTCTTTCGGGAGGAACTGCAGCCACGGAACGGCAGCGATGGACGGGTCATTCTGCGCCAACTTGGCGGACTTATCGGCCTTCTTGACCGCCTCCTTGAGCGCGCCAGGACCGGCGTTGTAGGCCGCCCACGCCTTTTGCAGATCGCCGGAATTCACCCGAACCTGCTCATTGAAGTAGGCCATTCCAATCGCCCGGTTGTAGCTCTCATCGGTCCGGTACCGGTGCTCATCCCACGGCATGCCAGCGAGTTTGGCTGCTTCCGGACCGGTGGCCGGCATGACTTGCGCGATGCCGATTGCCCCGGCCTTGCTGGTCAGCGGCGTGCCGTCGGCGGCAAACTGCTTCCCACCAGACTCGGCCATGATCGCAACGCTGAAAGCACGATCTATGTCGCTCCCGAAGAAGCGCGGCCGCATTTCCTTGGTTGCGCTGTCGACCGCTGCCATGGTCCGCTGCGCCTGAACCTGTTTATCCATGACCCCGCGCACACGCAGGAGGTCGCCGGCCTCCATCTGGCCCTTGTAGCGGTCGACGTAGGCCGCCGCGAACTGGATGTTCCCACTCTCGACCGCCCCCTGAATCGCCAGCACGTGCGCCCCGCTCAACACGCGCTGCGCTTGCACGTCCGCTTCTTCCTGAGAAAGCCCGACCATGCGTGCCTTCTCGCGGGTAACGGCGATGATGCGGTCGGCAGCGTCGTCGATCTGGCTGCGCCCAGTCTCTTGATCGACGGGTATCTTTCCGCTCGCTCCGACAAGCGCGATTTCCCGGCTCGCGGTAGCTGCCGTCGCGTCGAACGTGCTGACCTTGTACCGCTGAAATTCACTGCTCAGATGGCTGCGTGTCTGCCCGTACAGGCTTGTGCGCATGTTCGCCGCCTGCTGCGCGAAAACTTTTCGCTGCGCGTCGTTGCCGAGCCCGGCGGCAATCTTGTCAGTGACTTCCCGGAACCTCTCGGCGTATTCGGAGGCAAGGTCTTTCCCGCTTTCACGGCTCAGTGCAGACCATCCGCGCTGGTTGAGCGCGCCAGTTTCCTTGTGGTACAGAAGATCGAAAGACGCTTCCTTGGCCTGATTGGCAGCGTCGACAACGCGCAGATGGTTCGCCTCGGTCTGCATGTCGAGCGCGATCTGCCCGCCAACGGCGCCAGCCTGTTGCATGGCCTGGCCAGCCTGCTGCGCTTGCTCTGCCGCGAAGTTCGGGACGGTTGGCGATGTCACAGCGCCGAACTGAGACGCCGGCAATGCGCTCGCCGTAACCTGTTGGCTGTCGTATGTCGGAACGCGAGCCATCAGTAGCTCATCCCGATGTCTTCATCATCAACCTTCGGCGGCTTGTCGAACACCCCGGCCTTGTTCATCCCGTACCACGATGCCGCAACCTTGGTTGCGCTGCCGAGAAGCGAAGTTGCGCCGGCCATTCCGGGCGATATTCCGCTTGCCGCAGCCTGCTGCGCCAAGGCTGCGTTTCTGGCATTCACGCCTTGCGTCCGGGCATTTGTCGCTTGCGTTTGGTAGCCGAAGGCGTGCCGGATAGCGTTGGCGGTCAACGTGTTGGCGTCGATCTCTTTCATGATGTCGGTCGAAGCCTGCAACTCGGCAGCGCTGCCTTGCCCGATGTCGATTCCGTTAGCGGCCATCGTGGTGCGCTGCGACGCCTTGAGGTTTCCAGCCTGAAGCGTGAGCTTGGCAACCTGTGATTCGCCTTGCTGAAGCGCGGTCTGCGCGCCAAGCTCGGCGATTCGCGCATTCGTTTCAGCGATGCGCGCCGACGTGTTCGCCAGCCCTGCCTGAGCGTTCAGCGACGACTTCTTGCTGGCCGCTTCGAATTTGCTGCCGATGGCCGAGGTGATCGCGCCGCCGGCCTGGCCGATCAGCGACAGGCTGCCGATGTTTGACGCCGAAAATCCCATGCCGATCGCTCCGAATGTGTGCCCGAAGAATAGGCGTCCGCCTGCCTGTTACGCGCAGGCTATCCGCCCATCGCCACTTCAGCGGTCATCGACAGGACCGACAGCGGCAGCGGATCGGCTTGGCGCACGAAGACTTGCCCGCTGTCGCCCCATGCGTTGCTCGGCATGACCTGAATTTCCTGCGTCTTGAGGTCTGGTGGTGAACCTGGCGATTCAGTTGTCCGCTGCTTCGCTTCGACAAGTCGATCCTCGCTCGGCCCGACGAAGATCCCGGATGACCCATGGACGCGCATCCACACCTTGTTCACGTTCTTAAACCGTCCTTGCCCGAAGCTGCCGTCAACCTGCATTGCGACGGGCAGAGTCTTGATGTCGGCGGTAATCGGCAGCCCAACATGCACCTTGCTGGCTTCCTGGTCGAGCGTGATTGCACCGCCGTCAACGACGCGCCGAGGGTGCACGCAGGCATCGGCAAGGATGCTGACCTCTTCACCCTCAAGGTGATCCAGGCCGCTGATGACCGTTGCCGGAGAACCGGAATAGGTAAGCCCGCAATCGACGAAGAACGAGTCAGCAGGCGTTGCAAAATCACGCGACGACAGCCTCTCAACGTAGCGCACGCTGCCGCCGTTGATCGTGCGCCGAACGATGACGTACAGCACATCCTCGCCTCCCTCGGCAACGACGCAACAGGACTCGAACACGCCGCCAGCCGAGTCATGCCAGTGCCAAGCCCCTATCTGCTGCTCTGGCACGTAAGTCAAGCCGAGCAGGTTGCCAGACGACGACACGAACCACACGACAGGCTGCGGCGCCTTGCTGTACGCCATGTCGACGATGTCGAAGGTGTCGAACAAGTGCGCAGCGCGCAAGGACAGATCGCCGGTAACGAATCCGTTCGCTTGCCACGAGTACGCCAGCTCGCGAACATGCCCGCCGCGCGCGGCGCCGTATATCAGCGTGTTGTTGATGATCACCGGCTGCACGTTCGACGCACCAACGTATGACTGCGGGCGAACGCTGATCGTGCTTGGCGTGATGGCATCGGAATTTACCGACGTTACCCTCCATTCCGCAGCGCTTGTGAGCAGCAGCAGTTGCGTCAGCGGAACGATGTGGCGGATCGTGTTCGCTTCTCGGGCAGCAACCCTGAAAGCGATTCGGTCGTCATCGCGAATCGGCAGCGAGTACGAAACGTTCGACTCGGTGCCGCTCTTCGTCATCCAGATGTTCTGCGGCTGGGTGACGGTCCCGGCGAAGCATCTGCGCTGCTCGAAGTAGGACGCCGCCGCAGGATAGTTGCTGGTGGACGCAAAGACGGTGTCGTAAATCGGAGGCGTCTTGCTCAGATCGGCGGCGATGTTGTCGTCGACCAGTGCCAGCGTTGCTGTCTGCCCGATGTACCCGTACAGGCCGCCGGACATCTTGTATACGTTGTAGCGCGTCGCGCCTGTCGCCGCCGGCCACGTGACATCGATCTTGTTGCCGGTCGTGAACAGGTTCCCGGTGCATGTTCCCGCTGTCGACGCCGCCGACTCCGATATCCCGTCAGCAGCGATGGCTGTGACCACGTAGGCATAGGCGATGGTTCCTGCGCCAGTTGGCGTTGCCGTGACGCTAGCCGGCGGGGAGATTGCGGCGGCAAATGAAATGGTCGTCAGCGACCAACTGAGCGCGCCAAGCCTGCGCAGTTCCTGCGGCGGATAGCCAGGATGAACCAGCGTCAGCACGTCGGCAGACTGAACAAAATGGATGTCGAAAAGATCCGCTTCGGCAAATGTGTTCGCCACTTCGTATGGGACGCCAGCACTGAGCAGCGTTGCGCCTTGCGAGTGGAACCGGAAGTAGCCGGCGCCAACCTCGATCACCATCGTTTGCGTTGTCGAGTAGGTGAACGGGATCAGCCGAGACTTGACGCCGCTGTTCTTGGTGGCCCGGACGAAACCGAACCCGGCCCGGTTTTCTGCCGGCCCTTGTGGTTTCGTGATGAAGTTCCGGCAGCGCGCCAGGCCCGATTGGTACTTGGCGTCATCGATGCGCCCGAACAGTTCGGGCGATACCTCGCCGGCGGCAAATGAGCGCTGCAGCGTGCGGACGTTGCTCATTTCATCGGCCAGCGATCCACCCAACACTGTGCGCCGGGCGCGCCATGTGCTGCCGTGCGTCGGACGCCGCAGCCTTGGCCAGATAGGCTTGCATCATCGCGGCGCAGCGCTTTGCTTCGGCTGCGCCAGCATCGCCCTTGATGACTTGCCCGGCCAGCAGCCCGGCAAGATGCCAAGACAGCGCCAGCACGAACAGCGGGGAGAACCGGGCGGTGTCGGATACCAGCGCCGTGTAGCGCACGATGGCGTTTTCCTGATCTGTGTAGATAACCAGCGCGCCGTCGTCGTTTATCTCGACCGTGTACGGCTGCGGCACGCTCGACGTGACGAGTTCAGCCGATCCTGTCTGCGAGACAGCCACGTAGTCATCGTCGGCATCGGACGGCATGACCGCGATGACGCGCAGCAGATCGGCCGGGATGGCGTAGGCGTAATCCCACGCTTCCCAGTCGCACGTGAGTTGCGCCAGCTGCGCACGGCGGGTGGCGAACCGCCATGCGGCATCCGGCATTTCGAGAAGGGAATCCCGAGCGATCGGGAAGAACCGGGCGCAGTGCTCTGCTTGCGCGGAGCCTTCTGGCGGATCAATGCTGGCCACCGTGGCATCAGCGCCAAGGTGCGATAAGGCCATGTTGCAGATTTCAACGTCTGACGCCATCGCGCCCCCATGAAAGAAAGGGGCGCAAGGCCCCTTTGTTGATTTACTTGCGTGGCACTTCCGGAGGCGCCTTGTCCGACGGCTTGTCGCTGACGAGCGTCAGGCTATCCCCCAGCCGCATGTCTGCGCCGCCAGGCCCTTTGGGGAATTCGGTTTCGAACCGATCACCAGCCTTTGCCATCCGGCACTCGTGTGAGATCCACACGTCTGAGTTTGCGATGTACTCTGGCATGCGCCCCCCTTACGCGACGGCGAAGCCTGAACCGTAGTACTTGCCAACGCCAGGATCTTCACGCGTCACGTGCGCCGTGAATTTCCCGGCGGTCAGAGGTCCGGTAGCGACGGTGTATTGAACGCCAAGGTATCTCTGCCCGACCGGCTGCGCCGCAAGGTTGGCCGACGGAATGCGGATCGAGATCGGCTTTCGACCAAGCGTCAGTTCTGCTTTCCCGATCGGGCTGGTGGACCCGATGATCGTCGGCGACGTGAGCGCTGCGGCGGCTGACGTGATGATCTGGAAATCAACAGTCGCGGCGCCTGATGCGGTCGCGGCCTCGTCGACGCCAATCGTGACGAACAGATCGGTTCCCTGACCGAGATCGCGGGCGACACCGAGATCGATGGTATTGGTGGACACGGCGGAAGCCGTGACGGCTTGCGCAGCGGAAAGCTGCAGCAGTGCATCTGTGATCATGTGATTCTCCTTGTGCCACCGGTTACGAAACGAGGGTTTCGGCGATGCCGAGCTGATCGACGCAGCGAACCGGGATGCCCATGAATTCAAGCTGGTTGATGTTGGAGCCGAACTGCGTCAGAGCAGCCTTGATGCCGAGCGCGCTGGACGATTTCTCAAGCGCCTGGATCATCAGTCCTTCCTTGATGCTGCGGTTGGCGTAGAACGCCGCCCTCCCCATCTGGAAATTCGGGATACGGGCGATCGCTTTCATCATCAGCTTGATGACGTTCGTTGCCGCCGTTGCCGCCTGCGTGCTGGTCACTCCGACCCAATCGGACACGTCGATATTGGCGATGCGAACCACGTAGCGCCAGTCTTTGACGACCAGACCAGCGTCCCACTGGAACAGCGACCTTGCTGCCTGATACCAGCCTCCTGCTCCGTCCGAGACAGACTCTTCGCCAAGGTCGCGGGACTGCAGGCCGGCCTTGCTTCCTTTCGGGAAGGGGCAGAATACAGACTGTTCGCCCCATACCACCAGGTACACCGATGCGTTGTCCGATCCGCTGCCTCCTGCGAGAATGACGTTTCCGCCGTTGCCCGCCGACGTGCTGGAATACCGAGTCGCCAGGCCGCTGAACGTCTTCATGTCGACGCCCACATTACCGTTGAACAGCTTGCCGCACATTTCCTGGCCCATGGCCTCAAGGAACGGTGATTCCTCGGACAGCCGGATGGACGCGGAATTGTTGTTGAGCAGCAGGATCTTCGAGTCGATATGGCTGCGGGCTTCGAGCATTGCGCATGGCTCTGTCACTTGCGCCGTGGTGCTCTTGCTCGGCGGCACGCCGGCATTCAGTTGCCGCCAATAGACTGCCGGAAGACCGGTTCGAACCGTCGTGACGTGGCTGGTGATCTGGTTTGCTTCGCAGTAGACGACATCTTCGAGGATCTCGTTTTGCTGCGACAGAAGCTCTGCGATCGGATCGATTTTGCCGTCCGGAGAGAGGCGCTTGCTGTAATCGGCCAGAGTGAGTTGGCCCGTACTGAGAGTTGGCATTGTGTTGTTCCTTTAAGGGTTCATGTTCGGGTACATGCGCTGCGCCATGGTTTGCGCAGGCGCCGCGCCGCTGTTCCTGCCGCTGATGTGCTTGTCTTCGCTGATCGCATTGCCGGCCCGGACCATGAACCTGACGATTTCAGGATGGTTCCCCAGCCCGGTAGCTTCAAAAAGCGATTTGAGTTCAGGAGTCGCGAACGCCTCCATGGCCTTCTGCGCCACCGCGAGTGACTGCGGCAGCTTGTCGCCACCGTATTCCTTGTCCGACTTCGCCGAATCAAGCCACCCGGCTTGCGCCGCAGCGAGTTGTTCAGACTGGCGCGCGGCGATTACCGGCGACATCTTCTCAAGCATCGCCTGCGCCTTGTCTTGCGGCAAGTCCAGCGACTTCGCGACCTCAGAATAGGACGCCAGAATTACAGCATCATATTCCTGCCCTTCGGGGGCGACGAAGGAATAGGACTCTGGCGCTCCGGCGGAAGCGGTTTCGGAAGCATCCGTAGCCGCCGTTTCTTGGCCAGCAGTCTCCGCAGCAGTAGCGGCCTCTGGTTCCGTTTCAGCAGTGCCGCCATCAGTGGTTTGGGTGGCGTCAGCAGTTGTTTCGCTTGTCATCAAGTGCCTCTTGAATCATGACTGAATAGGTGTCCGGGCAAAGCAAGTGGATTTGCCCAATGATGCGCAGCCCATCGTTCTTGCACCCCTCGGCAAACGCCATGGCCATTGAATTCGAATTGAACGACGACCGGAAAATCCCGGCCCGATCCAGAAGCCTCCAGACGATTCGACGACCGCGCCGGCTTCCCATCAGCCACTTGAAATCAGCGTCTTCAACATCTCGCGCAGATTTCGATCTGACGGCCTTTTCCGCTTGCGCGATCTCTTCGCCTTCAAAATCTGTCGGATCATGTTCCATGTCGCGACTGTATTGGATTCGCCATTGAATACGCGCACGCTACACGCGGCGCCGACGGCGGTAGCGGATCAGCCATTCCCTGAACAATCCTGACTCGCCAGACGGCGAGAACCACGCCCTGGCGAAGTACTGCGGAGCAAAGAATTGCTGGCTAAACACCGGAGATTACGATGTTCGTGCGATCCCCGACGACGCCTGGAAGTGGCACATCAGCTTCTACGGTAACGCCGCCGTCAGTAAATGCCATGTGCGCCGTGCCGGCGCCGGACGACTCCCCGACCAGCGTTGCAGAGATGACTTGAAGGTGAGCGCCGAGAGTGCGCGAACCGAGCAGGCGACCGACGACGGCTGCGGCGACAGCTTCGATGTCAGCCGGGGTTAGCGTCATCACTCCTGGCACAGTTCCGACCGCAGCAACCACGTCGCCGGATTCCGTTACTGATGCAGTGCCGGTGTGCGTCTTCTTCCCTACGCCAGCCGGAACATCGCCAGAATCGGTTACTGCCGCCGATCCTTTCTTGCCGACCGTACCTGCCGCCGCCGCAGAGTCGCCAGCTTCTACGACCGATGCTGAACCAGTCACCCCGTCGGTGCCGACTGACCCTGTAGCTGCCGCAATATCGGCGGCCTCTGTTGCCGCAGCCGCCCCTGTGGTCCCAACCTTCCCTGACGCTTCCGCTGCGTCTCCGGCTTCTGTAACCGCTGCTGCGCCAACGGTCCCAGCCTTGCCAGCAGCGGTTGCCGTGTCTGGCCCGTCGACTACTGATGCTGTTCCGCTTACACCACCCCCAGATATGGATGGGAGCCAAAACCGTGGCTGGTTGCTTGCGAAGACGGAGCCAGGACTTTTCAGTAGCGCAAGGTGCTCGGCGCGCGAGATAGCCCTGTTGTAGATCAGGACGTAGCCAAGCTCGCCTGTGAGGAACAGCGATGCGCCGTCATTGCGGGCGCCGAAGCAGATCGTCTCTGCCGCTTCAGCCGAAGCCGTGCCGACCGTCCTCGTACCGGTTATCGTCTCGTCACGGTGCAGATAGGCGGTCGTTCCGTCCCACGTCAGGGTTATCTGGTTGGGGTTGGTGCTCAGCGATCCGCCGCCGCTGGCGTAGCTGCCTCGGATGTTGGTCGAGACGCCGCCGCTCTCCAGATACATGTTCAGGTGCGTCGTCGCGCCAGATTCGCCTGACGTTTTCGCGACAATTGAACCTGTCGACCCAGCAGCATTCTGTCGAACCAGAGCGACAATTGACCACGTGTGCGACGAGTCGGCAAACAGATCGACGCCTGCGACGTCGACGCCAAGCTTGACGTATTCTGCTCCGTTGAGCTTCAGCGCCGGCCCGCGTGGCGTAGTGACTACCAGCCCGCCGACGCGCAGCCCGCCATTGTCGCCATCCGCTTGGTTAAACCGGAAGTCGCCGCCGGCCGCATACACCAGCCCGGCAGCCAGCGGCGATCCAGACAGGCCGACGAACTGCTGCGGAGCGTGCGCCCGGGTCGTCTTGAATGGGAAAGCCACGGCGGTTTAGACCGTCTGTGCCTGAATGCGCTCGTAGGTCAGAACGTGCTGGCCACCGGTTGCGTTCAACGCAACGGCGGTATCGTGCGCAACGAAAACACCCCAGAACTTCGGGAGTGACCCGCCGAACAACTGCGCGACGGAAACCGGACCGAAGAAGTAGTCTCGGTTCGACGTGCTGTCACTGATCATCGATGCGGCGAGCTTGACGATCCCATTCATGACATTGGCAGACGTGAATGTTTCAGCCGAATCTGTGCCGTCGAGAACATCAGGGTAGGTCGGCGTGCCGCTCGCGCTTGAGATGTTGGCGTAGACGTAGACGTTGATGTACCGGCTGGCGGTTGGAGACGTTCCGGCCCGGATTACCCCTGACAGCAAGTGATCTACATCTAGGTTGCTAGTGTTGTCGACCGCCGTCGACTCCTGGCCGGCGGTAAATACTCCTGCCGATCCACTCGCCAGCGACGCCAGGCTGATCGTCAGCGTAACGCTGGACGTCGATGGATACTTGGTCTTGATGTCTGACATGACTTACCACTCCATGGCGTCGGCTACGTCGCGGTAGTTGATAGCGCCTTCGAGCACCAGCAGGCCCGGATCATTTGTCGTACCTTTGCCCGTAGCGAAAAGCCTCTCGACACGTGTCGCCAGGCGCTTGCAGTGCGTGTAGACCGTTGCCCGCACCGCCAGATCGGCAGCCGTTCCGACCCATGTCGCGTCGATTCCAGCCCGGATATTGGCACGCGAGCAATCAAACGATCCGAGCCGGCTCATCCAGTCCCATACACGCGCCTTGCCGACGCTCAGGTTATCCACACGATCCCATGCGATTCCGTTGCGCATGATCTCGTCGATGTTCACCGAAGTTTTCCAGACCACGAACGACGCTGTCGGCAGGTTGTAGGCTTCTGCGATCGCGTAGGCGCCATTCTCGTTGTGCGGCACAGCAGCGAATTCCTGCGCGGCCGTGATGTCCGCGGCAAGCGCTGCGCGCTGCGCCGTGGTTAACCCTGACGCGCTGGCAATGCCGGCGAAAAACACCAACAGGCAGAAGATCAATGATGCCCACGTAGTGCCAGCCAGCTTAGTATTCATCATGGGTTCCCTTCGGTAATCGTGAATGCCGTAATCGTCACCGGCTCGGTAGCCACAATGGCCGTAGAGGTCAGTACGATGTTCGTTCCTGACGTGCCAACCGTCAGGCCGCTGACGATAATGTCCCCGCTGTTGTCCTTGATTCTTGCCTCCGCAGCAGTGCCGGTAGCATTTGCGCTTGAGTCCTCAAGGGCTGGCGTAACGTCCATCGTGAGCACCCCGCCGGATACCGTTCCGCACGGATCAGCCAGGGCGAGGACCGCCAGAACAGTTCCGAAACCAGACGTCCCGATTTCGAGCGATCCTGCTCCAACGTCCCCATCAATCGCGTCGGCAACCGCCTGCATGCGGGCCGTTCGTACTGCTGTTGCGTATGCCATTGCCATTTCTATCTCTCCTTTGCCGTAATCAACCAAGAACCCTTGCCGCCTGCTCGCGCAGAGCAGCAATCTTGCCGTCCAGTTCGTCAAACTCCCTGCGCTTCGCAACCAGGTCGATCTCAAGCGCCTGCACGCGATCCATCGCCGCCGCCACAGACGCATCAGAAACCCGGATCTGCTCAAGCGCAGCAGAGCAAATCTTCTCGGCTTCCGCGCGGGCTTCATCAACAATCTTCTTGGCCTCGAATTCCGCCGCGACCGTCAGTTCGTTCACGTAGGCCTCGGTACGCATCACATACGAGTTAGCCGAATCCTTGGCCAGCAGGATTTCTGCCTGTACTTCGGCGAACTGATTGCGCAGAACATCAAGCGCCGCTTCCGCTTCGCCCTTCGCTTGCTGAAGCTTGCCAACGTCTTCGAATGCATCTGCCACCGCGGCAATCCCCGCAAACCCCTTGAGCAGCCGGCGGGCATCGGCAGCGGCCTGGATCAGATTATTCATTTCATCATTCCTTCATCAGCACGACAACATTCAGGCTTGTGGTCACGTCGCCGCCAGACACCCGAGGACGGACATACCAAGTCGCCTCCGAGATCATTTCTATCTTGGCTGCAGGAATCGTCAGCGCGTTCCCCTGCGGATCGGTCAGCGTTGCCCAGTTCGTGCCGTCGTTGCTCCCTTCGAACACGACTGACGCACCACCGAACGTGCCGGAAACCTGAACCGACTTGTCTGTGTACCTGTCTCTTATAC